AGTCTATTCAAATTTTTGGGCATGAAACATCTTATCTACCTAGAACAAAAAATAATGTAGATAATATATTTGGTGAAGATCCAACTTCGTCCTTTGATTCAGCATATCCTATAGAAATGTATATTAAGAATACTGATGGATTTGAAGGTGAAGGCGCATTTGTTGGTAGATTTGGATTAGAAATTAGAGAACAAATAACATTTACTGTTGCGAGACGTACCTGGGATGGACAAGGAATATCTGATAGACCTTTAGAAGGGGATTTAATTTGGATGCCTCTAACAAGTAAGTTATTTGAAATTCAATTTGTTGAGCACCAGGCTGTCTTCTATCAAATGGGAAAACTTCCTGTTTATGATTTATCTTGTGAATTGTTTGAGTATAGTGATGAAGATATTGATACAGGTATAAAAGCTATAGATCAAGTAGAAATTGATAACGCTTATTCTGTAGAATATGTATATTCTGCTAATTCGGGTGTTTTTACAACTGATGAAATAGTTACTGGTACTAACTCTAGAGCAACAGCAACGGTATTACAATTATCGACATCAGGCTCAGAGAGCATTATAAGATTAACAAATATTGTTGGAACGTTTAGTGCTACGGAACAAATTACAGGCGGCACTTCAGGTACAACAGCAAATTTAAGTTCAACTGCAACAGAGTTTGCAGGTGATAATAGTACTGCTAATAATAAAACAATACAGACAACAGCGGATGGCATCATTGATTTTACCGAAGGAAATCCATTTAGTGAAGGATCATTTTAATGTTAGGACAATACTGGTATCACGGCTTAGTAAGAAAATATGTAGCTGTATTCGGAACACTGTTTAATGATATCTATGTTAAGAGGAGAAACAGTTCTGATGATGTAATAGAAACGATTAAAATCCCCTTAGCTTACGGCCCTAAACAGAAATTCTTAGCTAGAATTTCTGGCGACGAAAATTTAGATAAAAAAGTGGGGATGCAATTGCCGAGGATGGGCTTCGATATGACTTCAATGTCTTATAGTCCCGAGAGAATGTTGCATCCCCTCCATAACAGGACAGCTCAATATAAAGGGGAAACTGGTAGAGTTAGAAGTCCAGTTCCGTATGATTTTGCATTTGCTCTAAATATCTATGTAAAAAATGCAGACGACGGTACACAGATTATAGAACAAATTTTACCATTTTTTCAACCGGACTTCACCGTAACTATTAATGCTCTTCCAACGATGGGTATAAAAATAGATTTACCTATTATTTTGGGAGGTGTTAATCTTGAGGATTCGTATGAGGGTGATTTTCAATCTCGAAGAGCTCTAATATGGACGATGGATTTTACAATTAGAGGATACTTGTATCCGAATATTAAAGGTAAAGGTTTTGGTGATGGTAGTGATAATGAAGCAACTAAACTCATTCGAACATCTATTATAAATTTTCATATAGTACCGAATGTTGCACAAGTTTCGGAAGATCCAGAATATATTGTATCTGAATCAGATAATGCTTTCGGTATAAGATCATATATGGTAAATGAAGAAGATTCTTCCAAATTTGTTGCAGAAGGATCAGCTGATAGAAACTTAAGAGATGGAATAGTATCACGTATAACAGGAACAGTTGGTAATGTGCCTATGTCAGATGAATATGATATAACAGAAACACGAGACTTTTTCGCTGAGGGAATAGATTATGACCCAGTAACAGGTTTAGATACTCGTGCGCCGAGTTTAGATGTTCAGGCACTAGGAAATAAAAATTTATGAGAGGTAAGCGATGCAAGATTATGATCCGATTGATAAACCACTATCACCTAAAGACGTAGATGATAAATTGAATGAAGTTTTTGAAATAGCTCCAGTGGTAGAAAAAGTACCAGTAGAAAGAGTTACACCTAAAAAAACAGATGACGAAGATTCAGATACTGATTTTCAGTACACAAGAGAAAATCTGTATAATATAATAGAGAGAGGTTCCGACGCCATGGAAGGCCTACTTGAGATTGCTAGGGAAACAGAACATCCTAGAGCATATGAAGTAGTGGGTCAATTGATCGATAAGTTAACTAATGCAAATAAAGAACTTATTGGTTTACATAAAACGATGCAAACAGTGAAGGAGGATTTGATAAAGTCACCGACAAATGTAACAAATGCGTTATTTGTGGGTAGCACGGCAGATCTTCAGAAACTTTTAAAACAAAATAAGGAAACGAAAAAGTAAGAATGCCAGGATAGAAGAATCCGAAATACCACGAATAAAACTGTTAGAAAAGCTGGAAGAGCAAATCGCTAACAACAGGCACTAAAAATACTTTTCGAGATATTACGACTGATAAAGTCGAAATGAAATAACAGTTAAGAAAGGCAGATTTGGAACAATTATTCACAATCGATGAATTCATTATGATAGGACTAGTCCTATTTTCATCATTTTGGATTTTTCTATTTAATTACAGGCAAGACAATAAGGATAAGTATGCCGGACATTGGGGATTGATAGTTTTAGACCTATTCATTAATATGGGTATGTCGGCAACTGGATATCTGCTAATATCTATTGTATTCCAAAACGTTCCACAAATAGCAGCGTATGAAAGTTATAGATATCCCATAGGATATTTGTTTGGGCTTACTTCTAATGTAAGTATACCGATTGTTCTCAAGTGGTTTCAGCAACAAATCACTAAGAAATTAAACGACGCAGGAAAGAAGTGAGGAAGATAATGGCAGATCAAAACAAAAAATATGAAGCGGGTGAACAAGAATTAAAAGTGATGGAACCTGTAAAAGAAATAGAAATTGAGACTAAGGATATAGTAGCCACAAGCAAATTATGGATTTACATAATTATTGGATTATTGGTATATATGATGTTTTTTATTATCCCAGAGATTGATGAAAAAGTCACATGGATGGAAAAAGACTTAAACTCTGTATTGGTACAATCTGAAAGATTTAAGAAGTCAACAAGAGTGTTTGCGAAGGATCATCAATGTGCTTCATGCCACTTGAGCCCTGATTATCTTCTTCATAATTTACTTATGAAGTATCCTAGTTTTTCTGACATAAAAGCATTTATGGCGGTCGGACATCAGAGATATTTCACAATGACCTCACCGATACCAGATGAACAATTATTAGATGTATATCGGGCGTTACAATGATAATGGTAGGTAAAGTTTTCATTGCACTAATATGGACATTGTGGTTATTTGCGTCTGGTTCTGTAGCAGACGGTGCAGAAATAAAACCACACGACCATAGTAAGATGTCTATAGAAGAAAGACGGGCAATACAAAAGAAGTGGGAAGTTGAGGACAATAAACCCAAACCCGAATATTTTCCAACTTATAGTACAACATACGATAGAGTAATAAAAAGAGGATATGTTATATGTGGTACTAATGATGAGTTTCCTGGCTTTTCACAGGAAAAATATACTAATGAAGACGGTGTGATGTGGGTCGGTTTCGATGTTGATATGTGTCGTGCAGTTGCAGTTGCAATATTTGGAGATTCAGATGCAATAGAATTTGAAATAGTAAATGGAAAAACACGATTTGAATTCTTGAGAGATGGTTCGATAGATATGTTATCTGCGGCCACTACATACACCTACACAAGGAACGTACTAAAGAAACTTGAATTCATGCCCACAACCTATTACGATGGTCAGGGATTCATTGTACGAAAAACTCTTGGTGTATCATCTGCAAAACAGATGCAAGGTGCGAGGATATGTTTTAGTGGTAGTGGAACAGCGGCAAAGAACATTGCAGACTTCATGAAATTACATGGAATAACTTATATCCCCGTTTCAGTAAAACCCACCGAAAAGACAAAGAACGTATACAAAAGGGGTGATTGTGATATGTATGGAACAGATCGATCTGGTCTTGCATCTAATCGCTTGAGTTTCGATGCACCAGAAAGACACATGATTCTTCCAGAGATTATCTCTAAAGAACCATTGGGGCCGGTTGTTAAGTATGGAGATCAGAAATGGTCAGACATAGTTCGATGGACAATATATGTTCTTTTTATTGCAGAAGAAATGGGAATAAATTCTCACAATATAGATCAATTTATAGATAATATTGATCCAAATATTCAACGATTTATGGGTGAGAAAAATGGAAAAGACCATCCACATCTTGGAGCTAAACTTGGACTAGATGCATCTTGGTCATATAACGTTATTAAATTGATTGGAAATTACAAAGAAATATATGAACGTAATGTGGGAAAAGATACACCTATAGGATTAGAACGTGGTCTGAATAAATTATATATTCATGGAGGATTACTATACGCACCGCCATTGAAATAGGGGTGTGGTGTGGAAAAAGAAGAAATTAATCATTTTTCAAAAGTACCTGAAGATCGTACTGCAGTAGATAATATTCTCCGCCTCAACCACGGCAATCAAATGAGATTGGGGTTGATGGCAGATGCAAAAGCTAATATAATGATTACTGTTGCATCTATTGTATTTTCTATAACGATTGCAAACTTAGACAATGAGGTGATGAAATGGCCATTATTGACATTTGCAACAGGTAGTTTCTTCTCATTATTGTTTGCTATATTTGCTATTATACCAAAGACTGATTATCCAAAAGACAGAAAAGGGAATATAGATAGAGATTCCCCTGCATTCAATCCGTTATTTTTTGGACACTTTGCACATCTTCCAATAGATGAATATAAGGAAGATTATGCAGAAAAATTGATGACGGATGATATAGTATATGATGCGCTAGCGAGTGACATATACGGACAAGGAAAGGTTCTTGCTCTCAGTAAATACAAATTTCTCAAGTGGTCATATATGAGTTTTCTTTGGGGAATGGTGGGAGCAGTTTTAGTATTCTTATTAAGAGGACCTGTTGGTGAGTTTGTTTTACCATACCTAATAAGAGGGCTTGATGCATTTATTGATGAAATGAATTGGATGTTGGATGGAATGAAACACTTGGCATGTCAAGGTAGTGCGGTATGTAGAAATGGATTGAATGGAAATTAATAAAACAATACATAAACATTGGCGTGATTGGGCAGCAGTAGTTTATCTGTTTCTCTGTGTAGTAGACTTTTTCATTGCTCCTTTGATGTGGAACATAGGTATGACAATGATGAGTGATGAAGTAAAAATGAACACAAGTAGATGGGTTCCCCTTACATTACAAGGGGGCGCCATGCTACATTTAAGTTTTGGAGCAATATTAGGTGCAACATCTTGGAATAAACATAAAGAAATTACTAATGGGAATGGCGATAAGCCTGATTCTTCTTAGTTGTGCAAAAAGTAAAGTTGATGAAAATAATGATTTAGGTAGCGGAAGTAAAGCAGACTTACCAATATCATTAGATATACTCATTGAACACGCAGAATATTGTGAAACTATTTACGATAGTGGTGGTGATCAAAAAGATGAAGTTGCAGTTGATGTAAAACAAGATGGTGGAATAACCATTATCGTTATTAGGGGAACAGCAAATGCAGAAAACGTACAATCTGATATTGATGTAAGATTAGTAACAGATGATGATTTAGGAATACGCCTTCACAAGGGGTTTAGAGATGCTTCAGTAACAGTCATGCAAGGTATAGATGAATCAAGTCTAGAAAAAACAGTACACGTTACAGGACATAGTTTAGGAGGAGCAATTGCTCAAATAATTGGAATGTGGTTACATCGGAAGGACCATAATGTTCAAGTTTTCTCTTACGGATCACCAAAAGTCAGTAATGAAATTATGTCTGGTGGACAACCCACTCATTGGCGCGTGGTTCGTCTTAGCGATCCTATCCCTTTTACTCCTATTTGGCCTTATGCTCACACAGGACTTTTCATAGACAGTCAAACATTGGATTGGGGCCCTGACAACGATAATGGATTGATAAGTAAAACGGATGGATTAACACATGCAATTGCGAAGTATGTGGAAACATTAAAAGCTCAGTTATAAATTTACGATAGATGGATATTATTAAATTATAAATACAATATAACAAGTAAACAATGTATCCAGCGGAGTCAATCGTAAATGATGAAACATAATGATCTCAGCGAACGACAAAAATATATTCAAAGACCTTATACTACCCAAGACGTTAAAAAATTAAGTGGATCTATTAATATAGAATACACTCTCGCATTAAACGGCGCAGAAAAACTTTGGGAAAAATTTCATACTCAAAAATATGTTAGCGCACTAGGTGCACTAACTGGTAACCAAGCAATGCAACAAGCCAAAGCGGGTTTAGAGGCAGTCTACCTGAGTGGTTGGCAAGTTGCAGGGGATGCAAATGATAGTTTAGAGATGTATCCAGACCAATCTTTGTATTCAGTTGGTAGTGTTCCGACCGTAGTTAAAAGAATCAATAATACATTTATACGAGCGGATCAAATCCAAACAATGGAAGATCGACAAGGGGAAATAGATTATTTTCTTCCAATTATCGCAGATGCAGAATCGGGATTCGGTGGTGTTCTTAATACACATGAACTAGTTAAACATTTAATTGAATCCGGTGCTGCGGGAATCCATTTAGAAGATCAGTTATCCTCTGCAAAAAAATGCGGACATATGGGCGGAAAAGTTTTAGTTTCTACTTCAGAAATGGTTAATAAACTTATAGCATCAAGATTAGCAGCAGATATTATGAATGTTCCAACTATTATTATTGCAAGAACTGATGCACTTTCTGGCGCATTATTAAATAGTGATAGTGACGTGTATGATAGTGAATTTATTATAGAAAAAGAATGGGGCGGTTCCATGGTAGGTGGAAAAAAATCAGATCGCACCGAAGAAGGTTTTTTCAAGGTGAAAGCAGGAATGGAGCAGGCAGTTTCAAGAGGACTTGCTTATGCTCCATATTGTGATTTAATTTGGATGGAAACAGGAGTACCAGACATAGGAGAAATAACAGAATTCGTAAGAGAAATTCAGGTTGAATATCCAGATAAAATGTTTGCATATAACTGTTCCCCATCTTTCAATTGGAAAGCAAAATTAAATGATAAAGAAATACGAAGTTTTAAAGATGAATTGGGTGAATTAAATGTTAAATTTCAATTTATAACCCTTGCGGGATTTCATTCTCTAAACTATAGTATGTTCGAATTGTCTGAAAAATATAGAGACAATGGAATGACTGGGTTTGTCGAACTACAAGAAAAAGAGTTCGCTGCTCAGAGTCGAGGGTTCACAGCTGTCAAACATCAACGGGAAGTTGGTGCATCTTATTTTGATCAAGTTGCACAGATTTGTACTGGTAGTTCAGATCTTAGTTCAATTAAGGGATCAACTGAGGAGGGGCAGTTTTAATTATAATAGGTAGTGGAAGCGACCTATTTTAACAACTTAACTCTGGAAGGGGTTTATATGAAGAAAATTATTGCTATTATAGCAGCCGTTGCAATGGCTGTAACAGTAGGAATTGCGCACGTTAGTGCTAAGCAAATATCAGTAGGTTATGTTCTAGTGGGGCCACATAATGATGGTGGCTGGTCAATGCGACATCATCAAGGATTTCAATCTTTGACAAAACATGGTTACAAAGTCTCAATGGTTGAGATGGTACCAGAGTCAGATTCCAAAAAAGTATTTTCCAAACTTGCAAGAAAACACGATATTGTTTTCGCAACATCGTTTGGCTATATGGATCCAATGGTGAAGGCTGCAGAGAAAAATAAAAATACTATTTTCTTACATGCAACTGGTTATAAGGGTAATGACAAAAACATGGACAATTATGTTTGTCACTCATTTCAAGCACGATACCTTACAGGGATTGCAGCTGGACTGTTGACGAAGACAAACAGTATTGGTGTAGTTGGATCACATCCAATTCCAGAAATCATTCGAAACATTAATGCTCTTACTCTAGGAGCTCAAACAGTTAATCCAGATATTAAAGTTAAAGTTGTTTGGATAAACTCTTGGTTTGATCCACCAAAAGATATGGATGCTGCTAAAGCACTCTTAGATGATGGTAATGATATTCTCTATACAACAACTGATTCACCTAGTGTGGTTTCACTTGCACAAAGAGCTTGGAAATCTGATGGTAAAGAAGTTTGGAGTATGGGTAATGATGCACCTATGGGTGATAATGGACCAGATCGATACATCACAGGTATGATGTTCAATTGGAACGTTCTTTATAAACATATCGTTGATCAACTTGCTAGCGGTAAGTTAGAAATGAATCAACGATGGGCGTGGGGCTTACATGAAAATTGTGTAGGTCTATCTCCATGGGGTAAGAATGTACCAGGTTCAGTTATTAATAAAGTTGAGACTGTCAAGATGAATTGGATCAATGATGAAATGGGAACATATTTTCCTTTTGATCAAGGAGTTACTAAACAGGATGGAACAAAAATTCCTGCCGGTGAAATTCAAAGACCACAACTTGAGACTATGCAATACTTCGTTAAAGGTGTTACAAACCCATTCCCTGTTCAGAACTAGTGGGGGCGTATAAACAACCCAACCCAATAACTGAGGGCTGGGCAGTTTATCGTAAAATGGTTGATACTCATATAATGAGTGGTTATCCTTACACAAAGTGTTTAACTCATAAAGACTGTCATCTTGATTCTTTCTATCCAGGCAAATTGTATCGTTCAATGAAACTGGAAAGAGACGCAAATGGTTGTCTCAGATTAGTCAAACTTTAATATGAGGGGGGGTTGTCTCTCAACAACCCTCTATCTCCCCCAGTTCTTCCCCCCTCTTATATATAAATAATAGTATTAATGATCAATAGAAAGGAAATTAATGCATAAGCTGTTATTAATTTTTATAATGATGGCGACATGGATGGTTACCGGTTGCAGTTCAATTACAGGAGGTTGTTTCGGTCATTGGGTAGATGATGGATTAAAAAGAGGAACAATTTCTTGGAAAAATGCTGATTATTCAAAACCATATAGACAATGTGTAGAAAAAGAAGCACCACATAAAAATATAGAGAAAAGACCTTATGGATAATATAAAAATATTGTCATGTATAATATTTTTATTATTCAGTACATCTTGTTCATCAAAGAATAATTGGCCATATCCAATGACCCCATTTTTTGCAGAGTGTGAGTACGAAGGAAAAGTATTTGTGGACGGCGCATACCTTAAAAGAAAAAGAGCCGGGGAATGCAAAAAAGGAAAATTTAAATATTATGATAGGGGAGAGCCCGTACTGACAAATGATTAAAATGGAGGTTAAGAAATGTTTAAAATAATAATATTGATTATGGCAATGTTGATTGGTGGTTGTACCACTCAACTGCAACCACCCATTGAAGAAAAAGAGGTTGTTGTACAAGAAACAGGGGGATATGAACCATGGCCAGAAGGGGAAAAGGTGTATTGGTATGCAAGATACTTTTTTACTATGGCTGCAAATCTAAAAGTTCAACAATTAATGACACCTAGAGATGCATATGAGATTGCTAAATGTACAGTAGACAAATATGAGTCAGAACATTCGTGGGAGTGGTTTACCATGTTTTTACATGACAATCGGCTTATTCAACCACAGATAGAACAGTATGTGTATGAAACCACAAGAGAATGTGCGGTCAAACAAAGAGCCAAATCTGAATCTGCAAAATCAACAGATGTGTTATATACAAATACGATGATAAAAATAAAACTTGGTACCACACTTTAAATGTAAATTTATAAATATCATATAATATATAAATTTATAGGAAACGCATGGCTGATAAAAGTATATCTCAATTTGAAAAAATGATGGAATCATATGCCGGACTTGAAGGCATATCTGAATTTGAGAAAATGATAGATTCTTTTGTGACATCTCCGGTACCAAAAATACCACTAGAATTAGAATCAGAAATAAAAATTAGTGAACCTGAACCAATTCAAGAGGAATTACCAGACGAATTAGTCGCTGAGGTTCCTGAAGATATACCATACGAAGAACCGGTTAAAGAAGATCCTATAAAATTAATTGCAGATAGAATAGGCCAGGAACAACAATCAGCGCGTGTAAAAAAAGAAAATGTTGAAATTGATTATGATAAAAGACTTTCTTTAGTAGAACAAA